AGCGCTAGTGTTTTTATGCTGAAGTCCAAAATGGCTTATTGTAAACTTCAGATAAATCTATTGTTCAATCTTCTTTGTCCCCGTTTGGCACCAAACCCTTGAGTTTTTGATTTTCTGACTTGAGGGTTTCCAACTCTTTCAGTAGACGTTGAACGTCTACTAGTGGTCTCTCTGGAGGTTGAAGGCCTTTCAGATAATTCACTACTGTTGGTTTGGCTAGTAATGAATCCACTGCGTTGGTTATTTTGTCTTTGATACTTGACAAACACTTTTGGAAGTTGTTCATGTCTAGTATCACTGTTGGTGGTGCATCGTTGTAATCCATTTGTTGTGCTTTTTCTATTGCCTTTAGCACATTGCTTGGTAATTCCTTGATTAACTCGTACTTGTTTGGCATTTTCAAGTTTTATTAACTCCTGTTGTTGTAACGAGGAGTCCACAGGATCATCACACAAACCATCTTCCAGAACTGTATCTTTGTATTGGTTCTCATCAGTTCGTTCGATGGTTATAACATCCTCAACACTTTTCATATTCCTAATATTAGAAATGAGTGTATCCAAAGTCTTGGTATCAATACCAGTGCGCTGTTCTAAAATTTCACGCATTTTTGGTATGTCAATTTCGTGTTGTGGCCAAGATCCGTCACACTGTAACCAGTAAGGTTTTTCATTATTACGTGAACTCCGTTTTGCCCTTATTGCAGCACTACTGGCCGTAGGGGTGTGTAACCGTATCATGGAGTTAACATAATCACTAATGAGAGGCGTGTAACGGTCGGTTATGGCATAACCTTCAACGCGATCTAGACAAGCATCACTTAATGGGATTAAATTATGTCTAGTTGTCAAATGCAGTTTACGGATGGTCCTCAAAGGGTCTTGAATGGTTGATTGTGTGTTGATAGGGTCTATAAACACTCTTCCTAAAAACCCTAAACCCATTTCTGGATTGTACTTTTCACACTTAATTTTTAAACCAAAACCACTTTTCCCTATTTTACCTATAGTATTATAAATACTATCATGAGCTAAACCATCATCACCTGCTTTGGGACCTATCATATAGAAACATTCCTCAGCTGTAGCTAATTTTCTAGTTTCACGCAAAGCACAATACTCAACAAAAGCATTGTATTTTGTATTTTCTGGAGTTGTTGTAGGACTTCCACTTTTAACACCTACACCAGGGTCATATCTGAAACCAAATCTCTTGGCTTCTGCTGGTCCATATATGATGCTATTCCACCACTTGCGGATTTCATCACGATATTCAGGTTTAAATGCCCTTAAATATGACCCTTCACCAATGTGCTGTTGCATCCAAGCACTAACAGTGCCATCTAAATTAGTATAATCTGTTTCTATAACCCGACCTTGTTCTTGGACGACATATTTTTGAACCCTAGCCGCTATTTCTTTTGGTGTCAGTCCAGGGTAATACCAATGATTATTGTGCTCAGCTTTAAGTATTGCATCCGTAAATTTTAAGGAATAACGGGAAACTAACAATATAAATTTAATATCAGAATAACCTGATATTATCCTTGATGATTTCATGCTAGCTTCATTTTTATTAAAGGAAGAGATTATATCTGAAGGTTCTACGTCTAAAACTTCTAATATAGCCTTAAGAAACAATTGTTGAGAAGGTTTGTTCAACCGTTCAATTGTTTCTTCTATACTATACGGTTCTAAATCACTCACTCCATTTAGTAACAACCGCATATATTCATCCAAATAAAACTTATATTTTTGAGCTGGTATCTTCTTATTAGCGACAAACGTCACACGTCGTTCCAAAGACTCTGACATTACTTCCCAACGTTTAATCATTGGTAATAACATATGGTCATTAACGATAGGTTGACTATAACATCTTGCGTTAACTTCAGGTTGATCCATTTCGCCTGTTACTGGCCAGTGGACTCTAGGAATTATCGGTTTCATCAACATGTCGGTCTTAACGGTTTCAACTACTTTACCAGTATAATATTGTAATATAACATCACGCGTTATCCGATCTTTTAATAGCGGATATTGGTCTTGTAACGAAATCATCCTGGTAGTAATTGCTTGTGTAGTACTCAAGCCTAAAAAGGCTTCAAGTAAAATTAAAGGAATTTTGGCCTGAACTAGTTGGCCTTGTTTACCAATACTAACTAATACGGTATTAGTATGAGCTGGTTCATGGGTATCATCACCTATGAAATGTAATCGATTCCAACCAGCCTTAATCGTGTCGTTATAGTTAACACGTTTTAATTGACGAGATGTAATTGTTGATGGTATGTTTTTGAATTGCCAATGGTGACTCTCTGGTATTGTCCAAACTAATATTCTCTCAGGACAATCGAGCCAAGGTCTGGCATGATGCACTTTGTGATAACCTATTTTCTCTATAGGCAACAGAAAACAAAGTACACGTTCCCACCATTTCAAATGCACTTTTGTGCGAATAAATTCCCCCGAAGCACACCAATCCCAAACTGGATGCTTCCATTCACCTCCCCCAGAAACGCTGTAAGTTACAATGTTATCAGTTATGGTATAAGGTGATTCGCCATCCATGCCACTAACCAAACGCGGGTTAAAACTATGAAAAAGGCAAGGACGCATATGTTGTAAAACATAATCGGGGTCTGTAATATAATAATCGATATCGATCCCTGTAATTAGAGCTCGTTGCGGTAACGAATCTATTTGCATAGGTTGAACCAAGTCTCCAACTGCATAATGCAAGTGACACTTGAATTCAGCTTTACTCTGAACACTGGGACTCAATTCATATCGACAAAATTGATGCCGTTCAGCCGTGTCTACAAAAACACGGCGAGCTTCATCACGAACGGCACCGGAAATCTTATGTCCATTATCGGTAAGCCTATAAGGTTTAGGGACATTAACATCGTCAATTGGGTAAAAATTTCCTTTAACTATTTTAATAGTACGATCTACTAAAAACCGTTGACATGTTGTTCGGATTACATTAATGAATCCTTGTTGCCCAGGGGCATATGGTCCAGTTTCCACATACCTCCATGATCTGATCACTCCACTCGAGATTTTGTAGATGACATACATGACCACCCCACCAAGAAGCAGTTTCTTAGGCTGGATGTTCACGTGATCAGAAAAGACTTCCACTCCAATAGTCTTTAAGCAACTATTAACACTGGTTCTACACAAAGAAAAGCGGAATTGCTTCACCGGTGTTAATTTTAACATCATAATTGTTGATTCTTGCATAATTATCTGTTAATGATTGAATATTGTTTAAT